CCCCGCCGCCCGCGTCCGTCGTTGCGGGTGTGAGGGATCTGAGCTTCACCTTAGTCGAACCGTCGGCGACGCGTAGCCGCATCGACGCGACGAGAAAATCCACCTCGTTCGCCGTCTCATCCGGGAACGCGCGCGGCGACACTACGGACACGGCTCCGAACAGATCGAGAGCCCCGAGTTCCTGGACGTCGCAGTCGATCTCGTAAGGTGGGAATGCTTGAAGGTTGATGATGCTGCGCACCACGGATCGCGCCTGTTCGTAATTCAACAAGCGATTGGCGTCCGCCCGACGGTTCCCCGTACGCTTTCCCCACTTGCCTATGGATACGGCTTCGTCGGCCGTGATCTTCGTGTACCGCGCTTTCACCGCTCGCTCCCCTGAGGCTTCAATCGAGATCCGATCTCCGATAGAGAATCGTCTCTCCTCGGGGTCCAGATTCTCGTCTGTGTCAACGAGGAACCCGATTGCTATGGACGTATCCCCGACCTCATACATGGCATTCGGGATCACCGGATGAATGTACGCGCGCACGGTGTCTCCCGTTAAATGCGTCGTCGGTTCTGTTCCCAAAACGTCGCGGACGACCGTGATATCATTTGTCCCATTGATTAGGCTTGTGACGCGCATGCGTTCTGCGTTCACTTGCAGAATCATTCCCACCTTGATGGCTTTGACGGAAACGAGCGTGATCAGTCCCTCCACCGTCCCAAGATCCTCGTCCAATGTCGTAATGCCCTCTTCTGACGACACCCCGCGCGACGCGTTCTTAGGGATGATGCGAACCCGGGTCCGTGCGGGAACAACGTCGGCGGTCGTCAACATGTTCCCGTTCAACACGAGTCCTGTACTGCCGAAGTAGGATGTAACCTGACGCTCTGGACCGGTGCCGACGTAGCAATAATCTCCAACCGTTACGATTGCATTGCCGAGATAACGCTGATCCGATTCGAGGCCTGGACCGTTGCGCAATCCTTCGACGATAACGATCGTGGTATCTCCGTCGAGGTTCTGACTCGTCTCCGCGATGATCTCCGCGACGCCTTCCACCCAAGTCCAAAGCAACGTCGAGTCGTTGTCCGTATCGATCGGTGTGTTGATGTCGTCGAGACTCGTGGTCCGTCCAATTGTCCCGCTCGAGACGCACCGCAACGCGATCCTCTTCCTCCGTCTATCGTACTGCGTTGCCATCGGGACGACGGACGTTGAGAGCGTCGAGTTCGCTTGGATGTCGAAATTGATGTCGAGCGCCACGACCTCTGCATGATACGGCGTGACTTCGACGGAGTTTACGATGTTCCGGTAATTGATCCGCCTGACGAGATTCGATACCTGGAACTCGGAATCGTCTCGGATCGCGAGTCCTTCGCCAACAGGAATCAGCGTGAACGCGGGGGACTGATTTCGCGGTCGGAAGATAAACTTAAAATCGACATCGAATCCGATCACGTAATCACCGGCGAGTTCGACCAGCCAATCCAACGCCTCATCGCAGGTCTTGTCCTCGAAGTCCGCGATCTCGACCAACAACGAGCGTCGAGTCGATAATTCCCACATGGACCAGACGGCGTTGTGAGCCGGATCCATCGACGTGACATAAGGGTATGGGAAGATCGGCGCATAGGGCGCGGTGATGCCGAATGAGACGCCCTCACTTTTGCCGAGCACAGGACACGCAAGCCACGTCTCGCGTTCATGTGCAGCCGAGCCGGATCCGAGTTGTTGCGCCGTCGAGAGGTCCTTAGCTAGCGCCCACGCGTTGCCACTCGCGCAGTCGAGGATATGCCAGAGTCCGGATGAGATCTCACTCCACCCCATGAACGGGCCGGATGAAATAGGCAGGAACAGCCCCGCGGAATGCATAATCTTGAGAGTCCCCGTCGGATCGTTCTCGTCCCATGAGGTAAGCCCGAACTGCCCGCTGTGGCGATCGAAGACGCACCCGATCAGGTAATCGTCGTCGACCTGTTGGCTGACGTCGAGCCAAACGATGGTGAACATTGCCGTTGCGACAGACCATGAATGATGGTTGGACTGGAACGTCCCAACGAGATTGAACTCGTCGACGCGCGAGGACGATAGAACGTTGTCGACGTCGGCGTCCGCGTTCTCATCTTCCCAAGACATTGAGGCGATATAGATCCGGCTGTTCCCGACAGCCCATGCCGTCACTTGTCGCCGGAACATAAGATCATAGGGCGTCGGATGCGTGCCGGGGCTCGTTGCCGCAAAATCGAGCGTTATCTGCGTGATTGCGAGAGTCGACAACGTCAATTTGTAGTGACGCCATGTATCGGATACGCGATCGTAGCGCAGCCAATGCATGAGGGTTCCTTTGATCTCAGCGACCTTGGGATACGGATTGATGACCGTCCTGATGTAGTTGTGGTTGGCAATGCTCAAGGATTCTGAAGGCCGCCATCCGGTGTCCTGCGTAGACACGTTCGGAGTGTTGTCCATGTGGTCAAAGTTCGTGTCGTAGGTCGGACCCGTTGCGAATGTGGTCACAGGAGCGAACATCGGGGGGGATGAATTGTCGACCCACACCATCGGTTGCTGCCAACACGGGATGGACAGATTCTCTCCTCTGAAGTTGCCGAACCCGCCGATCCATGACGGGTTCGGGCTCTGCGCCGACATGGTGCGCCACGAATCGAGGCAGATCCACACCGACCCCGAGTAGATGATCGCTGACGTCGTCTCCGTCGTGATGTCCCAATTACGGAGCACACCGACGCGACAGAAACGATCGCTGAATCCAGAGTCGTTGATGTTCCCGACCGTCCAGAACCACACCTTCCCTTGTGCGACGCCGATGACAACGATCGTTGAATCTGCACCGGCTTCCGATCGAATCGTCTCCGCCTTTCCTGTCGCTTTCTCGACCTTCACTAGCCGTCCATTGAATGTCCCCGGGCCGGTCATGTTCGCGCCACCGACGTAAAGGAAATCATCGTCACCCGCCATTGATGTTGGGATGAACCCGTCGTTGAAGACGTAATCTCCGGTCTCGTCTAGATCACCGGGTTTGCCGTAGTGGGCGAAGGCGACTTCGTCGCCAGTCTCCCCATCGACCAACAACGGGGGCGGAAAGTCAGTGGCGAACGACGCATCATTCCCGAAGACCCGCTCAACGATCTTCTTTGCGATGTAGCCGGCGGACCGTCTCTCATACCAGGATCCGCCGTCCATGATCGAATCCGCCGGCTGTTCCTGAAAGCGTTTCTGCGGGCTCGCCAGAGTGACGGTGCAGACGCCGCTGTCGGCGTCGTCTTCCATGTCCTCGATCGTGAAGATCCCGAGATGGCGGGATGTCCAGCCGGTTCCACGCGCGGTTGGGACGAGACTCAGCCGGAGCGTTGCACCGTAGACGGAACTGATGGTGCGCGCCGTGTCCGTATCATCGTACATCGTGACCGGTAACGTGGTGTTGAAGAACGCATCGTTGTTGTCGAGTTTCAAGTCGAACGGCTTGGCTACGAACTTCCTGTAATTGCTTTCGGCATTGAAGACGATCTCAACCTGATCCTCGTTCAGCACGCGGTCGACGCCGTTGTCATCGTGCGCCACCTTCACGGGCTTGTTGATGTCGCACCAGACGCCGTCGTCAGAACGAAACGCGACAACGAGTCGATGGTTCACCGCGCGGCCGGAACTCTGTCGAGCCGTGAGCGCCATTTACGGGTAGACCTCTTCCTCGAAGACAATGTCGGCGTCGTAGATCGGCGGATCGGGGATCCACCCGCCGGACGTGTGTGGCACGATGCCGGACCGCTCGAGGTTCATCGACCCGTAGAACGCCTGCTTCAGCCCGTCACGGCCAGGGAGAATCAGGAGGGGCCACGAGTGCCCGCCCAACTGATTGTCGTTGGCCGCTAAGGGATTATCCGCGCCCCGTCCCCCGCCTTGCTGCGCGTCCCACAAGAAATCGAGGAGTTCAGCGTCCGCCTGCGACATCGCGCGCACGCGATACGGCCACCGCGCAGCGATCACCCCTTCCTCGATGTTTCGGACACGCCGACGGAACGGCGACCCGCCACCGAGCCGACGCGCGCCTGACAACCGTTCCGGAAGGAAGCCGCTGGAGTCATAATCCCGCGTCATGGACATCCAATCCGAAGCGCCGAATACGAACCCGAGCCCCGCGAAATCGAGATAGATCTCGTCGCCCGCATCGGAATTCGTATCGATCGAGATGAACAGCGAGCACATGTTGAGATCCGCGTGCGTTGCGAACGTCGCGACATCCTCGAAGAGGGTCCAGGTCGTGCTGAGACCTGTCGAGACCGTGAGGATCGTTTGATCCGCGACCTTGGCCGCGGCGGCGTTGTACTGGCGGAAAATGAGCCTGATTGTGGCGGTCCCGATCGCCTGGTCCGCTCGCATCATCGCCGCGCCGCACACAGTGATGGACGTTCCGGCTTTCGGTGTTACGCCGGCCGGTGTGAGCGGCGATTCAATTCCGTCGGTGTCATCGATCCCGGTCATGTCGGATTGCAGTTCGATGACGAGCGATCGGCCCGTCCCATATCGATACGCTGCGGACGCGGTGCCGGCGCTTGCCGGATGACGCCCGACGCCGAAGGTATGCCCGGAGACACTCGCGCCGATCCTCCATCCTTTCGGAACGCCGGAGGCGTTGGGATGCTCGAAGTTTGGATTCCCGATTGGGATCCCGACAGCGAATCTCGTATCGGCGACCGCCATGCTCTCAGATCTCCCCGTAATCTCGGGCGCGTTGAATCTCTTCGAGCACTTCCGCGCGCACCATTTCCTTAATCCCCCCGCGCCCGTACACCGTCCCACCGTAATGATTGATGTTGACGGTCAGATTCAGCGTTCCGGCAACGGCTGCCTGCCCGGCAACGGACACGCCAGAACGTGACGTTGTCCCCGTACGCCCGCCACCCGTAGAACCGACGGACGAGATATCTCTGCCATTCGACCCGCGGCGCGCCGGCAACGACTCCATGAATTCACGTTCCGCCGATGCGCGAACGGAAGCAGAGATCGCGGACGTCACGCCGATGAACGCGCTGTAACCGGCGAGCCGGGCCCCGGCTGAGAGATCGCCACCGAGCAGCTTGATGACCTCCAGAGCGGCGCGTCGTTTCGCTTCTTCTACGAGCGCATCGATCGCAAACGCGAGCGACGACTTCGCCACGAACTTCACAACCTCGAGCCCCTGCAATCTGGTTAGCCGCTCGGTCTCTCCTGCCATGCGTGCCGCGCGTTCGATGGATTGATAGACTCCCGTTGCCAAGCCCTCGAGACCGTGGAGGGCCATCTCGCCGGCCATTCCCATCTCTTGCCAACCTTCGAGCACCTCGAGTCGGTACTCCTGGAATGACAACTTGGCATTGTCGTAGAGGTCTTCGGGGACAGGCGGCCCTTGGAACATCTCTTCGAGTTCCCGTTTGTTGCGCTCCGCGTAGAAATCGATCGGAAGTTCCGGGCCAATGAAATCGGCCGCCCCGCCACCGCCGCCGCGCTTAGAAGGCTGGATTTTCCCTGCGCCTTCGTCGATCGCCTCTTTGATTCTGTGACGACCTGATCTGATCTCCTCGGCAAGTTCTTCGAGCCGTTCACGGATCTTGTCGGTGGCGCCTTGGATCTTCTCTTGTGTGCGGTCGAGTCCTTTGTCAACGCCGATCGGGAGATTGAATGCAGGTCCACCAGGAACACGAAACGTCATCGTGCTGGCGAAAGCACGTTCGATCATATCTTCTTGTTCGGACGGGTTGGTGATCGCGGAGCTGGACAGCAATTTCCCCATAAAGTTATTAGAAAAAGCTTCTGGTCGTTCAATTCCTATTCCGAGAAACTTCTTGGAGATTCGGATGAGGCCATCGATCTCGTCACCCAATGTAGACACCGTGTCCACGAGATCCAAGAATCGAAGATTCACGGAGATCAGAACCAATGTGAGCGATTCACCAATTGATGTGGCCTGCCCGCCTTCTCGCAACGATCCAAGTAATCGAATCGTCTCCTCAACGTTGATCTTCACGAGATCGAGAATCCCGCCCTTACCGAGATCCACCTTGAGCAACGTCACTTCGTCCCGCAACGTCGAGAACAGACCCTGCGAGGTCTTGGCGAGACGTTCCATGCCCCCGCCGAATTGCTCATCCATGACGCGCGCGAACTCACCCCAGACTTCGATTCCACTCCGGCCCTGTTCTGTCATCTCCGTTAGATTGCTCCGCACAGCACCGGACATGACACCCAATTCTTGCAATCGCATCGCAGCCTCGCCCCACGGCCTTCCGGATTGCAGCGCGTCGTACATCCGACCAACCCACATGGCGAGTTCGGCGAAGTCGGTGTTGACGGAAGCGGCGATGTCTCCTGTCAGCCGGAGGTTGTCGCCGGTCGCCAGGAAGTCCCCGCCGAAGATCTGCAGGAGCCGATCCGCCCGGGCGATGCCTTCCATCTCGAACGGCGTTTTGGCGGCGAACTCGGCAAGCTCCTCGAGGCGGACTTGAGCGGCGGACGCGGAACCGAGAATCGTCTCGAACTGGACGCCGATGACCTCGAAATCACTCGTCGCTCCGACGATGGACCGGCCGACGCCAACGACGGTCCGGCCGACACGTTCGACCGCTTCCGATACGGCCTTTGCAGCGACAATGACGGTCCCGATGGTCGCGCCCAGGGCGATGAATCCACCGGCCCCACCACCACCACCACCGCCCCTGCGCCCACCCCCGACAGCGCCCCCTTGACCGATCCTGGACTCGGCGTCTCGGATGTCCTCGAGAATCGTGACGACCTTGCGGAGCTGCTCCTCGCCGCCGGTCTCGATGTCCCAAACGGTCTTGACGCGGCTCACTTATCGCCCTTCTGTTTGATCGCGCGCACGCGTTCCGATTCCACCCGGGCGCGTGCTTGGCGCATGTAGCGCATGGCGTCGACCGCTTCGGCCGGCCAGTCGTCTCGGTGCGTTGGAAGTGGCGCGTGGCCGTAATTCTCCCACTCTGTTTCCAGGTGCGAGATTTCGAGTGTGTCGGGATGAAGATGAACGGCGGGTACAGGGCAACAGCTCTTCAGCGTGCCGGCTTCCTTCCACGAGGTCACCGATGAGACAATCCCTTCCTCGCCGGAGAAGGATAGAACATCGTCCATCGAGAGCGTCAGGTAGACGGTATCCCGGTGGAACAGCGCGGTCTCGCGGTCGAGGAAACATACCCTCTCCTTGATGTGCAGTTCATATCCGCGACACACGCGACAATCGAACAGATCCTCTCTGCCAGGTTCCGCAAGGTCCGAGGCCCGCATGGAGACGAGTTCAGCCAGGAGCCCTAGTCTTTTTTTTCCAGCGTCTCCAACCGCGATCCTTCGACGAGTCCCTGGAAGAGATACGCGAACATCCGGTTGTTCAAACGCTTCGCGAGAACTGACCGGATCAGGTTCGGATCCGTAAGCGTCTCCCCGTCCGGGGCATTGCGGATCTCTGATATGCAAGAACAGACCTGGTCCAGTTCGGCTTCGGAGATAATGTTCGCGAGTGCGACCGGGTCCTCGTCACTCCGTGCCCGCGTGTAATCTCTGACGCGTTTCTTGATGATCTGGTCCGCGATGTTCGCCTCACGGCGCGTCATCTGCCGCCCAAGAATCACCGTCTTACTGTCGTCCGGTGCGGGATCGTCTGGGAAGATAACCTCGATTCCTTCGTCATTCAGCCATCGGATCATGTCGATACCCCTTTCGATGTTACCAGGTGAACACGGCTCCGTTGTTGACTTGGAATTGATAGGAGCCGTTAGCAGATTCGCGAACCTCGAACGGGAACGTTGCGAGAGAGACGCCGCCTTGCACTTCCTCCTCCGGTTCTCCCGTGATCCAGCAGAAGAAAGTGCCCAAGGTGATGACGTTGCTCGTACCGATGGAGCCACCAGCCCAAGTCCACGTCAGTTGGACTTCCGTCTTGTCTCGAAACGCGGTGTAAAGCATCGCCGCAGGATCTGTCGACGTGCTCGACAGCAACACCTTCACGGACCCCGTGATCGCGCATTCTCCGAGATTGTGCGCTTCGGCCGTGAGGTTGTTTGTCGGGACCTTCGTCGCGTTGTTCGCAATGTCGATGGTCGCCTCGACGAATTTGATCAATGCGCCACCGCCACCGGCGTCCATGGTCAGCCCGCAATCATTCGTCCGTGCGTAGGGCGTCGCATCGTCCGTCCCGCTCGTAGGGTCGGCCGTGTCAAGGTTCGCGTTCGCGGCGTCCCAACTGAGCCGGGCTATGACGTCTCCGCCATCGGCGTTGCTGGCGTTCATCATCCGAATCTGACAGCGCGAGATTACCGCACCGAGCGCCTCCCAGTTCTCATGCACACCGGAACCTTGAAACCCCTTTCCGATGAGCGTTGCCCACTTCGACACGGCAGGCGTCGTGTACGGATCGTAATCGTAGAGCGTCCCGACGTTCACCGTGTTGGCCTGAAACATCAGCATGAAAATGTGATGCGCGAGTGTTGCACTCAAAGAGTGCTCGGTGTCGATCACCTTCGGAATCACCGATCCTTGAATGTAATCCGCATCCACCTTGTGCGGCACGCCTCGCCCGGTGTGTCCGACGGCCGCAATCTGTCGGTTCTTTCCCGGTAATGCGCGTGTCCGTTCGTTCGCGATCAACATGGAGGTTCGTACCGCCGTACCGATCACGGTCTGCTTCCCGATATAAAGGCCCCGTCTCTGCCACGGGGCGAGCGTTGTGGCGAGTGACATGAGTTACTCCTCCTTATCCACGGACGGGGCATCTTGCCACGGAACCCGCGTCGTGGAGTCTGTCGTCGCGACGCCGCCGATCATCCCTTCGACTATGAATCCGCACGCGATGAACCATTTGACCTGCTCGTCCGTCAATTCCAAGTCCTTCGTCTCACCTGGCGTCCATATGAGCCGCACACCAGGACAGGTATCCCACACAGTCGATTGCGTGTTCGTTACTTTCATTTCCTCAGACCTCTCGTGGATACGAGCGATCATCCCGCAGCCGTTCAATCACGCAAAGCCCGCTGATCATCGACGTCATGTAGCCCCATCCGTCGTCCGTGTCCATTGGTGTTGGTTCTCCGATGGATGCGAGCATGACGTCCTTGACCGCTCCGAGCAACGTTCGCTGCTCGTCGAAGATGATCCCGGCGACGCGGTCGCGAAGCGCGATGTTCACTCGGTGCGTCTCCTCAAGTTCGTCGAGAATCATCGTGTGACACCGCACGCGCAGAGGCGCATGAACGGCATGCTCAGAGGCGTTGCCGATGATCGGCGTTGGCTCCCCGACTGACACGTAAAGCGCCGGAAGGTCGGAATGGACCCAGGAATCCCCTGCGACATGCGGATAGATCGCGCGCACGTCCTCCAGATCCAGATTAGAACCCGTGTATTTCGAGAGCACCGCTTTTGCGTTCGTCGCGATGAGTTCGGAGATCCTCGACGTGTAACCCCACTTCGAGCGATGGCCTGCGACAAGCGCCGAAGCATCGCGGACGTTGATCTGCACGCGCAGATCATCGCCCCATCCTGGTGAACCGTCGTTGTCGGTCAGCGTGACCTTCAGCGCCCCGGTATGCACGATCGCGAGATTCTGAGCGATCGCCCCCGGTGTCGCGAGTGCTTCGTCCGTGATTCCTGCGTCTCCGGATCGCGTCTTGTAGGCGCGCAGTTGGATCGGGTCGGTGGGGTAAACGTCATCCCCAGGCCAATCGAAGCGGAACCAGATGTCGCGTTGCTTGAAGCCCGCGGCATAGGTTCCGATCGGGATCTCGACTTCTTCGATTGTCAGAACCGCGCCGAAGTCGGCAGCCGACGCGAAATCGAGGCGATCCTGGAACAGGTATCTCATCGACGGCCCCCGCCGCGTTCCCACGCCTTCAATTCCTTTTCGATTTCGCTGTTGAGGCGGTCCAGGTCTTCCTGCGGCGTCCACACGATATGAGCGCGTGCCGGCGTTTTCCCGACTCTGACGGCCCTGCGGAAGATGAAGCCGCCCCCAGGTGCAGGAATCCGAAGCGTCTTCGCCCATCGCGCGCGGACGTCATGCGCGGGGGTCCCCTCGTGCAGATAGTCCGCCGCCGGCTTGCTGCTGGCGAGAATCAGTTGAAACGACACCGCATGACTTCTGATGCCCGTGCGCCGCGTCGTAATGTCGAAACCCCTCGCGAGGCTCCCGGGTCCTGTCCCGCGTGCATTGGAGATAAGAGGCGCGTTCTTACCCTTGACGCCGCGGACCCATGCCGAGTTGGCGCTCCAGACGCTCGTACCCTGTCCGGCTCTGCCCTTACGTCGGAACATCCGAGGCAACGCCACTGATTTCTTCCAATCCACGAAACGCGGAATGGCCGTCTTGTGCAGATTCTCCCACACCTGAGCGAATGAGCGCGCTTCTCCAAGCATGCCATCCTTCGGCGTGTTGCGCGATTTGAGTTGAACCTTCAATCTGCCCTCGTCTCGTCGGGCAAGATCCAATCGTGGGGCTCCCCAACGAAGATCGATTCGGAATGCCGCTCTTGACCGAGCGGCGTAAACAACGCCGCACCGCCACCGGTTCGCTCAATCACAGACCCGTCCTCGAGATGAAGCTCGTCCTTGCCCGTTATGATCCTCTTGATCCAGTCCTCGGCGTCCTTCGCGAGCCCGGACGCCTGAGTCGACTTCGACCCCGGGCCGACACGACCGAAAATCCCGTCGAGCGCCACGGCGCAAGTGAACATCGCCGTCAACGTCTCGACTTCGCGCGGTATGGAACCCTCTACAAATGGTACGTCGTAATGACCTGCCAAACGTGAGTTGATGATCCGTTCCCCATAGATCGAGACGAGCGTTTGGATCTGCTGGTCACCCCACGTCGTCGAGTTCGGAAGTTTGTCGTTGAACGCGCGGACATGCTCAGGTTTGCAGTACGCGCCAGCCATGGATCACCTGTTCGGAACCGCAAGGATTTGCACGGTCGAATCCGTCTTGACGATCAAACTGTCGGCGAGGAATGGAAACCAGTCGGTTACGGTCGTCCCGGGCACATCGACGGGAATCGTATCCTTCGTCGATCCGTTGACCACGACGGCGGAACAAAGCTGAGCCGTCGTCAGATTGTTGATGATCTTCCACGCTTGGAACTTCGATGGAATCCCCGAATACGATCCATAGGGATAGATCGTCTCCGCAACGAGCGTGTCCCAGGCACCGAGCGATGTCTCCGTGACGTGAACGGACCGAAACGGCCCGAGTTCAGCGACAACGACCGAGACCAGGATCAGGAATCCAATCAGTACAGGCAACGCCTTCTTCATTTGCGTTCCCTCTCCCCCGACGGCTTCACCTCTTTCGTCGTTGTCGACGGTTCCGCGGGATTCTTCGCTGACGGCGCGCCGTGCTTGTCAAGCGGAGCACTGAGCATGTACGCCGGCAGTTTCGCCGCTTCCTCTTCCGACATCTCGACGACGTCTCCGCTGCGGTAGTACTTGCCGCCGCAGATCACTTCAATCTGACCTTGCGATCCTGACGGATGTTTCTTGACCAGATATCTTGCCACGTCTTCACCTCCTTTCGTCGATGTCTGATTGATCCCCCTCGTTACTACTCTGACTCGATGATGTGGACCGCGAGATCGAGCGCACCGTCCATCGTCCCGTTCGGCGTGTACGTGTTCTTCTCGACCTCATCGACATCGACCACGAGCGTTCCCGATGCGGACTCTTCGGTGTTCCCAAGCCACGACGCGACGACCTTCGATCGCGTTCGATAGGCTCTGGTGAGCCCGATCTTCGATCCTGTCCCCACGTCGTAGGTCGCGGCTGCGCCGTCCTGAATGGGGAACACCACAGACGTCACCGTTTTGAACGCCTGGATTCCGACGTCGACCGCCGTCTGATTCGCAGTCAGCGTAAACGTCTCCGTGATCGCCTCGTCGTAACGGTTCGTCCCTGAGACCACGATGTCCCCGGCCGGGACGTCCGTCGTCGTGCCGCCAGGAGTGATGATGATATTCCTCGGAACATCCGGCTGCGCGAGGAACGTCGTTACCGTCGTCGTGACAGTCGCCGACGTCGCTTGATCGACGAGCAGTCGATCGTCATCCGTCAGTGCCGGATTGTCGATGCGATCCTCCAGAATCGAGACATGGCCGCCCTTCTCATATCGAGTGACTTCGTTCCGAGATTTCCAGTCGGCATAAGGCCGACCTCGGCCGTGATCTCCCTGTGCCATCTTGTCACCTCCTTCCTTGTCGGGAGTGCACCGCGGGGAGAACCCCTAACCGTCTCCCCACCCAGGATCAGTTGACCACGGTGGTCAAGATTCCGCCGCACGCCGTCGAGACGACCTTCTCATCGACGATCTCGGAGCCCTCGTACCACGTGGACTTGATGTCGTTCTGGTCGTACTGCCGGATCGTGCGGTCGAACCCGTCCCGTCGACTCACGAACCGATACCCTGCCGACGGCATGTCGAGTGACGGTGAGGGGTTCACATACCCGAGCCAGAAGTACTTGCCCCAGATGAAGGCGACGTCAGAGTCCGCGTCGGCGTCGCCGGCATCCTCTTCCTCGACGTCGTACACCATCTCACCGATGAGGAGACGTCTGATTCCGAGCAACCCGGCCACGGTCCCGACCCTGAGAATCCCGGGATGATCGCCGCCGTCACCTTCCCCTTGCATGACCTCGCCGGTCATCTTGATCTGCTCGAACGAGCGCAGGAGCTGCGGATGACGGTTGAGCGCCGGCCAGACCTCGGCACCGATGACCGCGACGTTTGGATTGAATCCGCACGCCTTGCGGATCGCGATCTTCTTGGCGTCGACGAGTGCGAGGACTTCCCCGCCTTCATCCCACCGATCGCCCGCACCGATCGCCGTCGCGCTGTCCCAGGACGTGGTCTCGACGAGTTGCGCCACGCGGTACTCGGCATCGAGCACGATCTGATCCGTGACGAACTCGGTCTTGTTCGCCGGAAGCCGCAGTGGCTCGTCCGAGTTGTCCCTGATGCGCCAAGGCAACTTCGTGCGCACACCGTACTCCTCGGCCGCGTAGCTGTCGGTCGTGACCTTGAAGCCCGCCTCAGGAGCGGGGTCTCCTGGACGAATCACTCCAACCGATCTGCGAATCCACGCACGCCGCAGGAACCGGTAATACAGATCCGATTCCTTCAGGACCGGGACGGTCGGAAAGACCATCGGTCCGATCGCGTCGGCGTTCCGGTGCCGCACCGATAGATTACTCAGTGGCCGGTTGACATGGACGGTAGACATCTGTGGATCTGGCATGAACCGCTCACCTCCTTCATTGCGACACCCCGAGTTTTTCCACCTGCTCGATCAGATGTTACGAGTGCGTGTGATCGCTCACGTCTTCCGTCTGGAACGGAAGAAGCAGAATCTCGATCACGTCTCCCGCGGCGGCGACGTCGTGCAGGGCAATGCCGATGTGGTACGATCCATCGGTTGCGGTCGTCACCACGCGGCCGGCCGTGTCGAGTAGCACCGTTGCAGGTGCCGTGATCGCGCCTCCTGCGGTCATTCTCCTCGACGGGCCGAACATGTTGACGGAGACGTAATTCCCGCTCGTGGCGTCCTCCTGCGCGACTCCATGCCCTGCGGCCGCTTCGTCGCTCTGGAGAACCGTGTTCGCGTCCGACACGTAGACGACGCGATCTTTGGTGATGGTTCCACCCGCGATGAAGCTGCGAGTGAAATCGGGTCCGACTTGCGTGCTCAATTCGCTTCACCTCCTCTCATCGATTTCGGTTTTACGCGCTGCGAACCGTGCGTTTCGTGTGCCGGCTGCGTTCCTCGTCAACCGGCCCAGGATCGTCGTTGAAGGCGATCGCGAGATTGCGGTCCTCCGAGGCCGCGAAGTCCAGAACCTGACGCTCGGAGAATGGCGCCCCGTCTGGGTTCTTGTAGCCTCGGCCGCGGACGTCGTCGATCAACGCCTCGAACCGTTCATAGGCTGGCTTCTTCTCGTCCTTCCATGGCTTGACGGCATCGCCGCCGGTGCCGGTCTTCCCCTTCGTGTCGTCGGTCGTGCCTGACTTCTGTGACAACTCGACGACCTTCCCCCTCTCGTTCTCGCGCGATAGATGGACCTCGAGCGGCGTTTTCTCGACCGTCGCCCCCTTCGCGTCCACGAACTTGATGGTGGTCTCGTGATCGATCGACATGGCGAGAGCCTTGAAGGCGGCCTCTCCTGCCGGCTCGACCTTCCCACCCTCGAGCAGATTGCGCCAACTGAAGTCGACGAGGTCTTGCTTCGCTCTCACCGCCTTCGCCTTGATCGCCGTCTCGCGCGTTGCGAGTTCCGTTTCTCGTTTGTCCAGTTCTTCCTTCGTCAAATCGTCCACCTCCTTTCCATGTTCCGCACCGTCCCCAGAATCGGGCGTACGGTGTCCCGCGTCGTAATGGTGGTAGTGATGGACGATTGATCCGTCTGTCGTCACACCCTCTCCACCGGAGAACTCGATCCTCAAGAGATCTTCCGGCTTGTCCGCCTTGAAGGCGGGAACGGCCCCGGGCTCGACGCCGCAGAATGACGCCAATTGCTCCGGCGTCTGGATCTCTCGCAGCGTCTTCATCGCCGGCTGCCTCGCACCGAGGAACGCGAAGTGTTCGAGCACGAAGTGATGCACGCGCCCTGTGGTCGTGTCAGCAAAGACCGGCCGGACCTGCATCGAGCCTGTCCGGAACATCCCCTTGCGCACCATCTGAGCGACGGTGTCCGGGATGTTCTTGACGTCCCCGTAGATCGCCTTCCCGATCCGCCGCAGCTTTCCCGTAAACTGCCCCATCGCCACGGACGAGAAGATGGGGTTGTCGTGATCCCCAAGAACGATGTTCGGCCGCGCCTTGTCGAAGACCTCATTGGTGGATTCGACGACCAGATCGAGGAACGCGGGGCTCACGTTGCGCCCGTTCCAAAGACCGGTCGTTGCAACCTCGAGGCCGTCGATCGACCAACTGCCATCCGACGCCTTCGTCCATTCCCCCTTCGGGATGTACTGTTCATCGGGCATCACTTAGAACCTCCTGATGACTCGCGCTCGGATCCGGGTGAGGTTGCGCAACCGCGCGGCCGCCACCTGGGCCGATCCCGAGTGAACATAGAACCCGTCCTTCGTCTGAACGATGACGATCGGCTCCCACGAATCCGGCGACCTCTTCACGAGACTCGCGACCGTGCGCCGCGATGTCAACGGGGCGGACACGATCAGATCTCGGACCGAGACGGTGGACACGCCCACGGACCGCGCTGCAGGTGCCACGCCGGCCGCGGTGATCTCCGACAGGTACGGACGAGCCCGATCCACCCGCACGTCGAGCGGAACCATCGTTGGGCGTCCAGGGACTGTCACGCCGGCCAACAGCGCAACGGCCGCCGCCGGGGTCCGCCGGCCGGGCGTGGGCGTTGTCCTCCCGGCCACGATCTCGAGTCGTGCCGCGCGCCCCGTCCCGCCCGCCGCAGGGGACACCCGCAGGAGCGGATCGAAGGTCGTCCCGTCCCCACCGAACCCAGGTGCCGGCGGGATCGTGGAAAGCTCCTTTGCGTCCCGGATGCGTTTCTCCGTGACCTCCTCGAAGGTGATCGCCTTCAGACGACAGCGGCACCGGTAATGATTCGATGGACGATGCGATCCCCACCACGGATGCCGCTTCAGCAAGATCGTCCCATCGTAAGCACGACAGATCGGGCAGGCATCCGCCAGCGCGACGTAGGCGAGTTTCTCGACCGATTCGTCCTCGAGCGCCTCGTCGTATACCCCGTCGCTGTAGTGCGTCGTCCAAGCGGTTCGCAGGACGTTGTCTCGATGGATCGCCTTCAATCTGACGTCTCGCGCCCCGATCTTCTCGGCTGCCGCTCGTTGCTTGAGAAGTTGAACGTGCCGCATTCGCACACGTTCCCACCGAAGCCAATCCTCCTTGTGTTTCGGAGGTTGAGGAAGCGCCGATATGTCGAGGAACGCCCGGAGATTCTCCGTCGGCCGTTCCAAATACGATCCGACGGTCCCCTCGATCGTCGCGGCCACTTGTGCGCCAGATAACGTCCCGGAGGTCGACAACGCGTTGAGAAGCGTTGACCGGATCTTTGATTCGATCTCTCCGATCAGGCGCTGCGAATCCTGCGAAGCACGTGCGTGAATCTGTCGCAGCTTGCGAGCCGACACCCTGCGACGTCGTCTTGTTGAGACGGCCGCCGCTTTCTCCGGCAATCCCAATTCCATGAACTCGCGATGACGCTCCTGCAACGCATCGAGGACGCCGAACACGTAGGCTCGGAGCATAACGCGCTCGATCTCTGCGAGGACGGTCCCCCGTTCCCCGAGCGACCAATTCTCTATCGCTCGCGGCTGGTTCCATTGTGTCCCCTTTTTTTTTTCGCGAGATCGGCCGCTGTCCTGGCCGCGAGCGTCAGAGCGAGCCCTATGGTGTCGGAGCCTTCGAGCGTCGCCTCGTCGATGTCGTTCTCACCTTCGTCGAAGTCGATGGACAGTTCATGCTCGAACGGTTCCCGCCAGCGTTTACGGGCGAACACCATCGGAGCCTGACCTGGACGAAGAATCTGACCTGTCGGTTCCCATCCGGACTTCCGAATCTCATCGATGAAACCGGAGGACGCGGCTCCCTCTTCGTCGGGCTCCGGGGGTATCGACAACGGATCACCGACGACCGCGGGCTCCTGGCGTTGAGGTTCGAGGATCTCGTCGCCGTCCTCCGGTTGAGGTATTGCCGTCTTCTCATAAACCCATTGCTTGCCGACCTCAAGTCCCATATTCGTGAGCGCCTGCAATGCGTTGCTGATCACTTCGAGGTCGGGTTTGTGGTACGGCTGAAACTGAAGATAGGGGTACTCGTCGACGGATCCAAAATTGCGCTCGATCAATGGACGGATGAACTGCTCACCGATCAAATCCTCTTCGATCGTTTTCCCGTCGTTGTCCAGGACCCATACGAACTGGTCTTGATGTTTCTCGCCGAGCGCATAAGCTCCAACGTCCGTCGATTCCAAGAGAAGAGACGGGAGAAGCACGGCGCGCGCTTCGCCGCGGTTGCAGATGTTGAGCAGATCGCGGAATTCCACGGTGGCCTGGTTCGTCGGTTGTTCGATGTGGAGTTTCCACCCTGCCGGGACCGTCCCGTATCCATATTTCCGCAATCGTTCTAGGGCTTGCAACACCTGCGCCTTCGTGAGATTGCCGGCTTCTTCCGGTCCTTCCCAAAAGACGAATGGCTGCCCGAACGTCTCGAGCCGGAAACCCCAATGCCGGAGCGTAACTTCCTTAAGCACTTTGTACGGCCACGCGGGGCGCAGATCCGATTCCCCGTACCAGTTGTCCGTCGTCTTGTTGTGCGAATGGACGATGAACCGATCGCGCGGGAGTTTTCGATAGAGACCTCGGTTGTCCTCGAGAATCCCCGGCAACGCGAAGTGCGGATTGCGCTGCCAGATGCCATCAGCCAACAGATTCCCGAATGGATCGGACTTGAACTCCATCCACTCCTGATCGAGCGCGTGGAAATGCGAGATTCCGATCTTGTTGCGGAACGGTCCGGAATCGAAGACGAGACCAGGAACGAGTTCGACTGCTGAGAACCCCATGCCGAGCGCATCCTGACATGTCGACAGAAGCCCGTTCATCGAACCGCGCATCTGTTTTATGACCGCCTCGATGAAGTCCTTGTGCGTCTCGTGAGACGGAAGTTTCCCGCCCGGCTGAATCGTGTACCCAGAGGCGAGCCGAGCGAGGATGCGGAACTGGATCGCCGCCTTCGCCTGTTCGTCTTCACGCATCATCTTGCGCCACACGCGGACGCCGTGCCGAGCCACGATCTCGTCGGGGTTCCAGTCGGGGATCTCTCCGGTCGGGAAGCCGGTGAAGACCTGCGTCGAAAGACCGACCTGCCCGGTGGACTCCGGCGCGATTGGGACGCCCCGGGACATCGTGGGCGGTTCCACGGTGTCCGCGAACCGTCGAATCTGTGAGGCAATCCACGAGCGCATCGTCAGCGGTCTCCCGTTTACGAGGGACACGATAGCGCAGAATTGCGGCGGGATGAAATGGAAATCGTCTTAGAGCATTTCCGCTGCGTCGGGGTCGAGCCGGGCGAGAATTCCGCGGACGTGGCGCGGGGTAAGATCCAATGTCCGAGCGGTTTCCCGGATCGCTGCCGCTCTGGTGGGACAGCGCGATGCGTCCGCGAGCAGAAGGTCAACGAGCCGGGCGACTGCCTCGGGGTTCACTGGGGCCGCCATCCCTCCTTTCGGCACGTAGATGATCTGACCCGGCGCGCACTTGCGCAGATCGCCCCGGAGATATCCCGGGAGGCGCGCGAAGGCGGATCGGTTGTCTGGCACCATCACCGTTCTCCGAGTTCGTCGGCGAGCATGCTCTCTGGAGCCCCCAATTGCCGATAGATCTGGCTCGCGTTTTCGGGCTCCGCCGTCGTGATGCCAGGAGACGTCCCCCGCGCGCTGTGCCGGAACATGCACGCAGCGAAGGTGTACGCGTCGGAGAAGTGAGACGAGAACTTCGTTTTATCGGGGTCGCCTGTGGGCCGTCCTTCCTTGTCGGTCTTGTATCTGTAGTTTTCCATGTCCCACCCGAGATCAGCCGCGTTCACCGGATCGAGCTGCACCAACGCCGGCTCCCTGAACTCCAAGAAGTGCCGTGCATCGTTCCACATATCCTCACGCCCCATCCCAACGACGGGCGCTTTTTGGAGATGGATCCCGAGATCCGCGAGGTTCCTGATCCGGCTCGTGACCTTCTCGCGTTCGATCTGCATGCCCCACCCGGACGGGTCGCCGTAGTCGCGTGATCTGCGGCAGCCCATCGCGTCGAGCGCCTCGCGGTACATCGTGGCGAACTCCCGATCTGGTTTCTGACTTCCCCCGACGGCGAACGGGAACCGAAGCCGCCACAGATCCACGCCGCGGACATTCACGATCTCGACCTGACAGAAGACGATCGCCGTTTGCGATGAGGCTCCGAAATCCCAAAAGGAATACATCGCGAGATCCGGCCGGTATGGCGTCGGTGCCATGTGGATCGACGCGTCGTAATTGTAGAGGATCCGGTACGGCACCGAGCCCTCGTAGCTTCCATCGAGTTCCTGCGCCGCGAGGTGAGGAAGCAGATTCAGCCTCCGGACTTCGTTGTCGCGCCACGCCCGATCTCGCCCCTCGTGGATGTTCGCTCCTGTCTCCGGGTCGCTCCAGAGGATGTTGACCTTCTTGTATTGCGGCGAGCCCTGACGCCAGATCCGGCCGTGTGCGTTCGCCTTTCCCTTCGGTGTCGACAGCAGCGTCAGATTGACGACGGCGTTTCCGAGCGCTGACAGAACCATCTCGGAATGTGGGATCGTCGCGAACTCATCCGCGAGACCAAGGACGAACCCGCCACCACGCGCGGGGTCGTCCGAAGTGGATTCGGCAACGAGGAATGAGCCTGTCTTCGGGTTCTGGATGAGACCCAACTTGAAAATCAGTGGAGCGCGAAGCCACAGCGGGAGCCGCTCGTGCATGAAACGGATCTTCCCTGCCAGGCTTCTCCATGTCGAATGACCGCCTCCATCGTCCGCGTAGGACGCCTTGAGCGACATCACGAAAAGAGGCCAGGACGTGAACGTAAGAGCCCAGAGGTACGCTCCCATCCATGCCCACGAACAGAAGAATCGACGTGTCTTGGTGACGTGGATATTCCCCTGTGGGACCGGAACGAGATTGTCGATAATCAGTTCTTTGACGTACGCGAAATCCGGGAACGGGATTTCGGATGTCTGCATCTCGTCGTATGTGATCGCATAGGTGGTGAGAAAATACCAGGGATCATCGGCACACCGAGCCCGTTCGGGTCCGTGGACCTCGCGATTCTGGAGCAGATCGAGGAAGGCGACTGCGCAATCTTCCGCGGTTCTACCGTGCGCGGCTTGTCTCATCGACCTTCCCGTTCGATGCTCCTGCGAGTGATTCCATCATGCTACGCACGGCGGACAGCGCCTCGGGGTGATCCTCGAGCGCCGCCAAGAGCGCCGACTCGAACTCAGCGGGCATATCGATCTTGATCTTCGCCTCTATCCGCGCCCCCCATCGTTCCGGGTGCTTGCGCGCGAGACGCCACGCTGCCGGTTGCCAGTCGCGTCTGAACTTGCGCGTCGTGACGACTTCCTTGACTGTGCCGTCAGATCCAAGGATCTCTCGTCTTTCTTCGACCATGTATCCGGCGGCATGTTGAGAGATTGTCGACAGATCAGAGATCTCGGCCTTCGCCGACGCTTCATCGAGCATGTGACTGAACTTCGCGTGGACCGTGTCTTTGCCGTCCTCCAGATCACGCCGCCCCTTCAAGAGCCAGTCGTAGAACGTGCGGCGTGCGACGCCAGCATAGGCGGCGGCAGTTTCGATGTAGCATCCGGATGAGAAAATGAGATTGGTGATTTTCGTCGCGATGTCGGCGTTAAGTTTCGTGAGCCCCCTTCCTTGGAGATTGGACCATGGAGATTGTTTAGGGCTTTTGCGCTTCAGTTTCTTGTTCATGCGCCTTTCCAGTGTGCGGGTTTTGATCAATCTATCCATGAGGCGTCTCAGTTGCAAGCCTCTTTTCAGAACGGCAGGTCGTCGTCATCGTCAGGTGACGGTGCTTCCGTCAGCGGATCGCCGTCCAACGGCGGTTCCGGTTTCGTGGTCATCGGCGGCGATGGACTCGCAGGATCCATCTCCGCGGATGAAGTCGCACCAGACGTGACAAAGTCCGACGCGCACTGACTGCTCGACTCGTCCGCAGAGTTGGCAATGCCGCCAGCATCGGGCAGAGGTCTCATCTTCTGATGCTGCGAACTGCCAGAGGTGAACGAGTTCTCGCCGTGGACGCTGCATTTCTTTCTCATCTCGAGTTTCGGGTGACATTGCTCCTCCCTTTGCGCCCATGCGGCGCCGTATTGCCTGAGGCCGTTGAGTACCCATTGCCCGAGATCGCGGACGTCGTCGAGTCGAAGTTGATGCAGCGCGATTTCTCTGCGTTCGTTTCCGGTGATCCGTTCGTCGAACGCTTCGTGCCACTCGAGGACGCGTCGAATTGTAGCACACGAAAGCATGTCCGTCGGATCGCCGGAGTAGAGCGTGACAGGATCGTTCATTGTGGGATGTCCTCCAAGTCGATCGGTTTCTCGCGCTTTCTTTGCTCATGTTCCTTGACATGATTTGCGAACACGTCGTCTTGAGAACCTTCACGTATCGCTACTGTGACGTAAGCTTCCGGATCATCAGGTCGTGTTTTCACGACGTTCTGAAGGCTGCGGGTGAAAGCGGACGGGAATCCCTGCGCTCGAGCTGCGGCGTCGAGGATTGATTTGCCGCGGTTGGGTCCGTAGCGGGCGATGACTTCTGCTGCGGCGTCTCGAGCGTCGGGATCGTCGAGGTAGTCGGAGAGCTGGCGGAAGCGCGGTGTCTTGGTCTTCTTTGGTTCTGGTTTGGAAGGAGCCTCTTTTGCGGGCGAGGCGTCCACTGAGATGCAGCTTTCAAGAGGCTCTTCTGACTCAATACCAAGACTCTTAGTTGTCTTTGTCTCCGTCTCCGTATATGCGTTACTCGCCTTCGTTACGGCCACGTTACGTAACGTTACTTCTTGAGCTAAGTCGTTGTCTTTTCGTGTGCGCCTCTGCTTCGTCTCATCGTCGTAGACGCTTCGTCTCGTCGTCGTCGAAGCCTCGGCGACGCGTCGACGATGTCTCGACTGCCTCTCCGCATTGGTTGGATCACGGCGCCGCGGAGTCTGCCATTCGCCGAAGTCGTGACAGCAAATCTTATCTTCGAAGGCCTCGATCAAGCCGGCATCGATGAGGGCCAGGAAGTGCTTCATCGGTCGCTGAACGCAGGCGCGTAGGTGATCGAGGCTCACCCACTGGCCGATCGGGTCTTGAAGCTTGCCGGCGGCCCAGACGAGAATGAGGGTCCACCGGACATGATCCGAGGGGAGAGTTGCTATCTTGTCGTTGTGCCCGATGAAGTTGGAGACCCGGAAGTAACCGTCGTTGCGCTCGGACCCCATCGGCAGGCTCCTCTTCCTAGGAGAAAGGGTATGAGGCGGCGACCCGGCTGTAGCACCGATCGCGCCCCGGCGCGCATTCCACCGGCGCGGGGCAACTGTAGGACCGGGCCGCCGCTCAACCTGTTTTTCAATGCTGGATCTCTGATCGGTGCTACTCGATCTCCTTGCAGACTACCACGCGCAGACCTCCCGTGTCAAGGCAAATCTGCGTGTGGCATTGAGTTATCCGTAGATCTTGACCGTCCGACCATCTGGTAACGCTGCCTTTTCGACCTCGGATTCGAGCCAATCGCGGATCTCCCCTACGGCCTTGAGTCGCCACAGTCCGCCATCGCACTCGAACAGCGCGAGTTGAGGCCCTTCCTGCGACCTCTCCAGCCGGCAGACGAACGGCGACTCGGGCGGCTCGATCTCCGGGAAGGTCCTGAACGGCGCGAGCCGGACCTCTCCGGGCAGCGCCTTCATCTGCCGCCCGACGGCCGCACCGCGCTTGATGACGACCGCCTGCGACATCCCGTCATCACTCAACTCCTGCGTGTCCTTTTCCTCGATCCTCGACAGGATGTCGAGGAGGCCATCCCGCGCCTCGGACTGGACGAACTGCGAGCGCAAACGGACGAGGAACTCATCGACGGGAAGGAACGTCCCGAACCACGGATCGACTGATGCGGCGATCGGCTTCGCCGTGACGTAGATCTCACGCACGTTCTGATACGGGTACTCATCCATGAGAGGCGTCATGATGTTGACCTCGCGATGGTTCGCGACATGGATGATGACGACGCCGCCGCCGAACGATTCATCCGGATTCTTGGCGGCATCGACTACGCCGCGCAACGTCGAGACGGTCACCACTTCCGGTTTTCCAGGAAGCGGCGGTCTCACGATCGCGCCCGTATCGGTCCGGTACGTCAGGCCATCGATCTCGAACGTCGGGGGGCGCCTCAACTCGAGGAGCTTGTCGAGACCCTGAGATAACCATGAGCCGGTACTCATTCTCCGTCCTCCTCTCTTTCGCCGGCCGCTGCAGTCCGGCTGTCGATGATCGTGCCCGGGCCGAGACCCGGGAGGGGCTGATGCTGGTAGACCGCGAGGCGGGCGCCGTCCTGCGAAGCGCCGATCGCGAACTGCGAGACGGCCGCGCGGATTGCCGCGAGCTTCGTCTTCATCCCCACGATGACGACGCCGTCGCGCCGGTCCTCGTTGACCCGGTACTCGATCTCCAGAACGATTTTCCTCGGAATCTTCCACTCTGTGTTCGGGTCCCGGATGTTCTCCAGGACCTCCTTCTGACCTTCCTCGAAGAGTTCGACGACGGCGCCTTCGCCGACCGTCGAGATGTCGACCTGCTTCAGATCACTCATTTTCAACAGCTCCTTTCCCTTGAATGGATGGAGACGGGCTGGCCTCGGTGCCGCCCTCGATGTCCTCTGCTTTGCAGCCCGGAACATCGACCGACGGCGGGCGTAAAGCGCCTCAGCCTCAACCAGCCCGCTCATCATGCGAATGAAGCTACCTTCTGAGCCACCAGAACAGATCGAGTGCCCTGGCCTGCGCCGCCATCAGCACCAGCCCGAGCATGACCACTGCGGCGATGAACCACCCGCGAATCCGATCTTTCATCATTCCAACTCCTTTCTCTTGTTAGAACTCTCCGCTCCGTCTCTGACTCGCCAACCCATCTCGTGCCACGGCACGGACACCGGGCAGCGTCATGTTCTCCTGATCTGCCCTCGCCCGCGCATTGAGCGCAGGGCCGTTTGCGATCAGATAGCCCACGTCCTCGGGGTGCTGCGCGACGTGGCGCACAAGCGCCAGGATGCTGATGACCTCGGCGCTCCAGGTCCTCCGTTGTGCTACCGGCTCGGGTGCCCGTTTCGGCGTCGCCACGGCCGGGACGACGACGGGCCGCTCCAATACGGCCTCGGCCTCCTCGACGGGCCGGCCCGCGTCGACGAGCGACTGCGCCTCCTGGATCCGGTTCTCCTCCTCGACCTTCCTTTGCCGCTCCTCCTGTTCGCGCCGGCGGAGGTCTTCTTCGACCTGCCGCTTGCGGCGGAATCCGATGATCTTCTGGTCGATGATTCCGAGTGCCTGCTCTGCCGGCACCTTGAGGCGCTTCGTCTCGTCGATGACCGTCCGGTGCGCGCGATGGGTCGCCTGTAGGCTCGCATGGAACGTCTCATCGACGCTCCGGATGTAGTCGCGCACTCGGATGCGGTATCCCTGCGCGCGATTGTGATCCTCGTCCGTCTCAACCTGCAGCGCGTCGACATCGCGCACGAGGACGAGGACCGACTTCTCCAGGCCGCTCGTCTCCGGGGCTTCAACTCTGATCAACTCCATTCCCATGTTTCCACCTCCATACGGTTAGCAGCGCGAGCACAACGTCCCGATCTCTCGGGTTCGTGTGCTCGCGTAGCTTGCCCTGATTGTCGTCCTCGAGATAGACGGCACCGCGTCGCGTTGGAACTTCGACGTCTTGGATGCCTTCCATCGCGAGACGTTGTATTGCCGTCTGTAGCGCGTGCCACGGCGCGGGGCCGCCGACCTTGCGCTCGATCACCCACAGAGCGCCCTGCATGCGGCACACGACGTCGGGGCGTGCCGAGACACGCCACAGCGGCGACTCGAACCGATGTTCGACGCGGACGATTTCGGGATCGTGAGCGGTTCTGAACCGCTTCCACGACTCGACGTAGCCGCGGAACTCCTCGACGACCGAATCCTCATCGAGATCGCCCTGATCGAAGAACTCGAGCGCCCTGTGGACATGCCTCCCGCGTTCGAGCGCCCACTCCGGAACGTGGGAAATGTCCGTGATTCCGATGTCACGGAGCAGGCGCGTTGCAGACGGTACGGCGTCGGTCACTGGATCGTTTCCTCCTGCGAATCCTCCTCCACGATCGTCTCGATGTTGATCCCCTTGTCGGTCCGCGCGAAGACGACGCACGGGAGCTGGCCTTCGGTCTTGTACGCCATGAGCGACTTCGCGACGCTGCTCGAGAACGTCCCGGCCTGGAACTGTTTGCCGTCTTCTGTCCTGAAGGTCAGCGTGTGGAGCGTCCATGTTTCGCCGGTCTTCTTCGTCCCCGTGCTCTTCTGGTAGTCGAGCACTTCGACGCGCAGCGGTGCGGACTGCTTCGGAGCGTCGGTCGCGCCGGACTTGCGCCGCGGCTCTGCGGGTGCCGGACGATCTGTGCCTTGAGCGTCCGGATCGCCTTCGGGTTCGATTCCGAGCGCAGCGCGCAGCGCGTAGCGCTTCGCGTAGGTCGTCGCGATGCCGACCCGCTGAGCCGCATTCGCTCCGATTCCGCTCGACATGTCGACGGGGATCCCAAGCTCCCCGGACTCTTCCGAGTGCCCGAGCCGGTGAAGGATCCGACAGTTGGCGATCACGACGTTCGGCTGGTACTTCAAGCCCCACTGGATCGACAGCCCGAGCGCGCCCATGATCGGCTGTACGACGCTAAGGATCTCGTCGAGCGGCGCGTAGGTGTAGGAAAATCTCCCGCCGCTCTTCGTCGGTACATCGGCTGTGCGCGTCTTCGGGATCGGCGGGCAGGTGCGCTGGAACTCTGCCATGGCGGCGTACCACGCCTCCTTTGCATCCTGCTCTCTGACCCGTATGGCCAGGTCGACGAGTCGTTCGAGCGTTTCGATTCCCGACCCGGCCTCGATGGCCTGTTGGATGAGATCTTGCGGATTGATTCGCGCGAAACCGGTCTCGGTGTCGCGGCGGTAGAGGGCGTGAGGCCCTTCCGACACTAAGGGCATGTCGGCTGTTTTCTTTTCTCCCATTGACTCCTCCTCCTTTTTATTCCACATGTTCCAACAGGACGAGCGGAACTTCATGGCTGCTATCGTTGAAACCGACTGAAACGTTGTAGTAACCGGTCGGTTCGATCACACATCCAACAGGATGAAAGATCATGCCGATAACCGGATGCTCTGGATTAACGCATTTCTCGAACACAACCGTGATGACGCCTACCTGCCCGCTCGCTCGATGACGCACGAGATCGCCGACTGCGAAATCAACACGTTCCGTTTTCAAGTCGCGACCTCCTTCGCGACGCGCATGACCGCTCGACCACGCGGCGTTATGCGGTACAGACGCACCTTCCCCTGACCGCCTCGCGTATGCTGCGGATCCTTCCAGTCGCAGGTCACGAGCCCCTTGCTGACGAGCTGATGGAGGACTTGATAGACAGCGTTTCGCCGGCCGAGCGCGCGCTGGACGGCGTGGCCGCTAGCCTGGCGCGGCCCGAGTTTGTGGACGGCGTCGAGGACGCTGGACTCGAGAGATGTCAACATGGCGGTATTCCCTCCTTTGAGGGCGTATCGTAAGCGCGAACCGTTGAACCTGTCAAGGGTTTTCATCGGAACATTCTCCAGAGCGCCCGGCCAGTCAGCTTCCCCGCCGCTCTGCGCGCGAGTCGGCGCCCGACGCGGCCTCGACGGACGGCGTTCACGTCGCCGATCATACGGGCGAGGAAATAGAGCATCGATCGGATCACAGGATCTCCTTCATCCTGGCATGAAGCGCGTGCTGTTCGAGCGCGAGGAGGAACGATCTCCACGCTGGACGCAAGACCGCAGCCTCCCATGAATGATGATGGAATGCGCCCTCTGCCGAGATCCGGAGTAGCTCGAATCGTTCGATCGGCTTGTCTGGGTTGTGCTCGGCCCAGAGTCCGCCATAGCCGGCGAGCTGAACGAGATGCCCGATGTACGGACCCTTCCCTGCCTTGTAGTCCATGAGCGTGACCCGCCCGTTCGTCCGTGCGAGGTCCATCGTCCCGCCATATCCGTGCTTTTGGCTCACGAGAGACAGCTCAGCTCCGATGGTCTCGAAGCTCTCCGTTCTCTTCCACTCGATGAACTGCGAGAACGCGCGCTCCGCTTTCTCGCGCATCTCCATACCGAGACTCGTGAGATCGGGCGGGTCCTGGCCCCGAACGTCGGCCTCGATCATGGCGTGGACAATCTTGCCTGCATCGCGCGGTTTCTGTCGGGCGTCGTCGAGCGTCTGGCCGTCGTAGCCGACCTTCCATGCCCATTGGATGAGGCCATCCGCCGACTCGCCGCAGAACTTGACGATGGTCGTTACTCCAGGGACGCGGCGCTTCCCGTTCGGAGAATCCGGGTCGATCACGAAGAATTGCGTGGGTGGCATGTGCTCCTCCTTATCTTGGCCCAGACGGCCCGCACCCAGTGTGAGATTCCAGAATACTTCTTCACCATGCGAGCGTGACCGGCGAGCGCCTCGGCCTCGGTCGAATACCGCTCCTGATCTTCCTCTTCTGGTTCTCCGTCGTTTCCGAAGAACATGGACTCAAAGATCAGTGGCGGCCCGTCTCCAAACTGATGGTTCATCCCAACAAACACCGTTGAGACAAGTCCTCCGGGGACTTTGGTACGCGCAACTCTTCTGTCATGGTTGTCGATGGACTCCGCCCACGCTTTCATGCCGTATGGATCTTCTGGCGTACTCTCATAAGGTGTTCCGTCTCTTTTGTAGTACATGATCATCTCTCTTCTCCTTCGAGCCGTGAAGTTCATCTTCATCGTGACCTGGCCTCCTTCCAACATTTCGACGAACTCCTTGAAGTCGTCGAAGACGCTGTGGTAGATGTCGTACTTACTCATCACGTTCTGCTTTCTTTGGTCACGCGGTCCATCGCGCCATTCCGCTCTCCTGATAGATTCTGCTGATCTCTGTCATCCACTCTGGATCGAGTTCCATGAGCTTCTTCTCCAGGATGTCATCGAAGACGCTGTGGTAAGTATCGTCGTCTTTGGCGTCCTGCAACTCCTGCAACTCCAGTTCCGTAGGCTTGCTCATTACGATCTCCTTTCCGCTTCTTGAACGATGGCGGGACGGCCGGGAGTCTTGGCCTGGCTGACGGATGGGGTTACGACTACCCGGCCGCCCGCGCATCGTCTCTACCTTTCCTTGCTCACGAACCGCCCGCTCGCGAACTTGCCGGTGCCGGATTCGAGCACGGTGACACGCCCGCGGTCTGTGTTCCTGACGTACCGCCCGGTCACGTGCTCGTTCGCGCCGTTGCGCCGCGCGTTGACCGTGACGACGTCGCCGAACTCCAGATCGGGGAGCGCCGCCACGCTCACGATGACTCCCTTGGACTTGAGCCCGGCGCGCGCGACCTTGAACGCTTCGCTGATCTGCCGGGTCGTGAAGGTCTGCTGTAGCTCGATGATGACGTCGGCGATGGTGTTCCCGAGTTCCAAGAGCCCGTCGGGCTCCTTCGTCGTGGGCGTTTCCATCTGTTCCTGCGTCTTCTTCTTCCCCATGTCATTCTCCTTTCGATTCGGCCTCGTCGGCCTCGTCTGTTTGCGACTCATCCTCCGATCTTGTCGAGTTCAGCTAGCGTGTGCTCGATCTGCCATAGAGATTCTGCGCCCCCGGCTGCGTCGGCTGCGTCCCTGGCTGCCCAGGCTGCGTCCCAGGCTGCGCCCCCGGCTGCGTCGGCTGCGTCCCAGGCTGCGCCCCCGGCTGCGTCGGCTGCGGCCCTGGCTGCGGACCAGGCTGCGGCCAGAGCCACATCATCCGCCTCGCCGCGCAGCCATGCCCTCCTCATCGCGATAGCATCCCGAGGCCGCTCGTCGCCCGGATACGCAGCCTCGTAGATGTGTAGCACGTGCTCTGCGTAGTCGCAGGCGAGTGCCCACAGCATCGACTCCGGGATCATCTCGGGCCGCAGTACGGCCCATAGGCGGTATTCCACGGGTGCATGAAGCGCGAGGATCTCCCGCGCGTCGAGATCGACGCGGCCGCGGAAGTAAACGGCGACCTCATCGCGTGAGATACACGGCTGCCAGGACATGACCTGATCGATCGTGACACGAGGTAGGCTAGACATGCTCACCTCCGATCCGATCGAGCCCGAGCCCGCGTGCGATACCGATCAGTGTCCGCAGCGGCCTGTCCACCGCGTACCGGTACAGCATCGCCGGCATCGCGCCCACCTTCTGCTCGATGTGGATCCGCACATCTGCGCGGCACACGAGATAGACGTGGTCCATGAGATCGATTTCAATCGGAGTAGCGTCGTAGGTCCAGTCCAGCGCGTGCTGGAGCCGGTACGCGGCGCGAGATACGCTCTCCGCGTAGTGCTGCGCTTCCGCGTCGGTGATGGGATGGGACAGGAGTAGGTCGGCCAGCTCTGCGAGCGCGAGGATCGCGGCGGTGGGATCGGCGACGGGCTGGTGACGCGGCGTCGGGGGGACTGTGCCCGGGATTGGGATGATACGGATTACGTGGTCCAGGGACATGGCGCATGCCTCCGTTGCGGCGGTTAGGCCGCGGTTAGGTCGCCTCCGTCTGATCTATCATCTGCATGACCGCTTCCCACCGGTCGCGTGTGCCGACGATACCGTGAGCGTCGGCCCAGGCGTCCATGAGATCACGGATCGCGGGGTCGATGCCGGACCCGCCGCCGTCGGCGGGCCCGTCGTAGGTGTCGCGGAAGTAGGCGCGGATGCGGGACTCGGACTCGGCGCGGCGGCGCGCTAGGTCGCGGTGGGTCTCCGTGTGGTGGCACGGGAGGCGGCGGTAGTCGGCCTCCGCGCGCCGCAGGGCTCTTTCGGCGGCGTCGCTCATCTCGCATCTTCCTGCTTGTCTCCGCCCGCGAACCCTCGCGCGGGGTCGCCATAGATGTCCGTGAGCCCGTGAGCCGGCGCCCACGAGCCCATGAACGCGGCGATCTGCTCCGGCGTGCCGCTCTGGCACACCGTCTTTACGCGGCCGTCCGGGCCGGGTAGCCCGTCGGACACGAAGCACACGCCACCCATCGTCGCGTATCTGACCTCCTCGCCCGTCTGCATGAGCAGCGCCTCGATCGCCATCATCTCGGGGTCGTCGGCCCCTAGCACCCACACCCGCGCGCTCACCGCTCCTCCGCGAGCGCGTCGGGGCAGTCTGCGCACAGCAGCGTCACGCCGTCCGATGCGTGCGTGATGGCGCCGGGTAGATCGGCGGCCGGGTCGTAGGGGCCAGCAGCTCCGCACGCCTCGCACGCCACCGGGTCGCCCGTGGAGAGACGGTGCGACGCCTCGCCGCCCAGCGGCGGCGCCTCGGTGCGCCGGCACGCGCACAGGTCCGGGGTGAGCTGGCACCCCCTGCACCTGAGCGCGCCGTCCGCCGCGAGCATCCAGGGACTCGGGGTATCCTGCATCTCTCTCGCGCACTCCGCGCAGGCGTAGACCGCCCGCAGCTCCAGCCCGTCCCGCACGTCATCGCGCGGGATCTCGACCACTCCCTCGGTCTCGATCCCGGCACTCGCGCAGATCGCGCACTCTCTCTGAGTCGTCATGCCGTCTCCTCCTCTCCGTCGTGGACTCTCCACGCGGCGTCGTGCCGACGCTCCTCAGCCAGCCGCTCCTGGGCGACCGTCTCGGCCGAGACCTGGCGAGGAGTCCCGCCCACGGCCGCGATGACGGCATCGACCTCACTGACATCGACACCCCGCGCCGCAGCAAGAGCGCGGCGGTAGGCCACCGGATCGAGTCCGGATTGCAGGATAGCGCGGACGTCTGCCGCGAGATCGCCGCGGTGATCTCGATGGATGCTCGTCATGCCGTCCGCCACGACCTGAAGATTGAGGATCGCTCGTCCCACCGCGATCGCGGCCTGAGTCGATGTCCGAGCGGACGATTGGCTCTGGCGTGCCGCCTCGGAATCGCAGCACGGAGTCCCGGTTGGGTCACCTCCGCACTCCGGGCAGCGGTCATCGCCGACGTGCTGCGGCTCTCTGGCTTTCGATTCGTCGTATCCCATCACACTCTCCCTTGTGGAAAGACAGGAAGCCCGGCGCGCCGCTGGAGAGGCCAGTCTCCTTGGGGTACGGCTGCCGGGCTTCGCTGTCGATTGATTGCGGTTCATGGCCTTCTCCTCTACCTAGGCCAAGTATCGGGCGAACCGTCCACGATGTCAACGGTTTATTTTGGCAGGGAGAAGATTTCTTCTAAGGTCGCATGGGATATAGAGTTAGTGGCTCCTCCTGTGGCGCGGATGCCTACCGATCCGGAACTCCCCGGCCCAGAAGGCCCCGGCGACGCGCCGCCGGCAGACCGGGCATGACGCCATGACCCTCGCGCCAGTAATCGACTCCGCATCGATGATCGACTCGTAGCCCGGGCAGAGGCGCAGCCGTGGGACTCGCGGCTGAGGATCGCTCCGGCGCCCGTCGTAGATGACGTCGGCGAGCCCGAAGGTGTGGAGCATGCCGGACCGGATCACGGCTTCCGCCACGGCTTCAACCACCATGCCGCCAACGTCAAGAGGATCGCTCCGGCGCCGATGATGTCGACCTCCCATGGCACGGCCCACCATAGGCCGACGAGTTCGGAGAGGACGAAGAATGCGAGGATGAAAGCGAGCGCGAGCCTCATCGAACTGCGGCGCATCCCTGCGCCAATGTCCGTCCTTGGATCATATCCCGAGCCCTTTCTGAATCTCCTCGATGGTCGACGCGAAGACGACGAGACCGTGTCCTGCGCCGATCGTTCTCAGCACTTCCCTTTGTTTCTCGCGTCGCTCCGCGTGGTCGCTCTGCGGCGCGTCGGCGCGCTTCAGCTCGATCGCGAAGAATCGGCCGCCGTCGAGCATTCCCACGATGTCGGGATCGCCTGTGTCTCCGAGCTTGACCCATCCTCCGCGACGACTCTTGATCTTCCCGCTGTTCAGGCGCCGAGCCCACACGACGCGCGGCGAAGCGCGCAGAAGCGCCATGACTTGACGCTGGAAATCAGCTTCCAGAAGGCTCATTCGAGGATCTCTCCTTGGACGTGCTGAATCGGCGTTGCAGTTGGCAGGTCGATGACTTCTTGGCCATCGACGCCGTGCCGCAACCGCCGTGGTCGTAGTACGGCTTCATCTCACCACATCCCGCAGGCGTCGAGGAGCCAAGCCATGGCGAATGGAATCACGATGCTCGCGATTGCGATGTAGATCAGGCTGCGGACGCTAGGTAGCTTCATTCTTCGGCTCCTCCGCGACCTCCACGTAGTCGTCCTCCCATTTGAAGTAGGGCGCCGCTGTCGTTGAAACCGACAGGGCAATGACCGGCTCGCCCATCTCGATCCCTTCGCCGCAGTTGTCGCACATGTACGAGCCGCGGGCCGTGCCATAAACGCGCGTGACGTCTTCGCCAAACACAAAGACCTCCGCAAGTGCGACGGGGTCTGTGTCAAGAGTTACCGGTTGCACCTTCCAGTTACACTTGTTGTGCAGCAATTCGCGCTTCATTGTTCGGCATCCTCCTTCGCACGCTAGATAGCTTCACTCTTTGGCTCCTCCAAGTCCTGCGATTTTGCGCCACTCCGCGGCCTCTTTCTGAAACCTCACGCTTGCACAGTGTTGGTGTTGGCATCGGTCTCCTCCTCATTCAGAAGCGGGCGGCTGGCCGGACTAGAAACCGGCCGCCGGCGGGACTGTCGGCGGGTCATACCCCGCAGACTCCCTCGCATTCGTTGCCCCACAATGACATCTGTGATTGATTGACTTTGGAATCTACCGCCTCACCGATGGGCAATCCTGATCTGTGGAGCCAGGGGACTCCATCTAAGTGGCGCGTCCGAGAGAAGGCCGATTGCATCTCGCGCTCGTACTCGACCACAGCCGCGAAGGTGTCTGGCTCCTCTCTCTTGAGACGCGACCACTCCGCATCGGAATGAAACGGACAGAAGGCACAAGCTGACCTTGGAGCTTTAAGGCCACGGGCCGCGAGGTACGCCACGCAATCTCCCCGACTCATATTCAGCTCGATCAGCGGCCAGCGATTCTCCGTCCAGCGTTCACGGGAGGGCTTTATCCGCATTACTTCGTCTGTGCTTATCCCAATCCATTGTACTGCTCGCTTTGGTAATCCTCTATCGGACAGCACCCTGCGGACGGCTCTCATGATGGGGCGTATTTTGTAGTCTCGTGTGCATTGCCGCATCATCGGCGCTAACGACTGGCCGACAAATCCCGGGATGGAGGTAGGCACATAGGCCCGACCGTTCCTTGACACGCGGACAGACGTAGAGGCAGATCGCAGGTTGCCGGCAGAGACACAGATGACGGGATACGGCAGCATCGTTTTGAGCTGATCAAGCCACGAGTAAACTGAACGTGGCTCAGCCATCGTGTCCGCGAAGATTGCCGCAACCGGGGACGGCGCGATCGCGCCATCGGCAGCCAACAGTGCCATCGTTGATGATTGCACGCCAGCACCAAGGCTAATGAATTGCGGGACTGCCACTGCGTTAAGCAATTCTGGGGTCATCACGTTAGCACCTTGAGCGCACGCACGCGGATCTTGCCGCGCATCGACGCCACGCCGGCGAATAGAATGTCCTCGCTCTTGACCTCCACGTCGATCGGGATGTAGTTGTGATCCGCCTCGCATAGTCCATGCCACTCGGGTCTGTGGCCGTACTCCAGGACGTGCAGCCCCTCCGCGCATTGCTGATCTGATCTCACCGCGGATTCGGTGCGGATCTTCTCGCCGACGGGATACGAGATCCGCGTTCCGCCGTCGAAGTTCGGGCTCATGCGACTCGCTGTGACCCATTTTGTGAAACGGTGTACGGGGCCGAGCGCGGCATACGCTGTGCAAGCGTCCTCGTTGAGTCGGGTCGACGTGACGCGGTTGCCCAGCGTGACCCCGTCGCCCAGCTTGACCCCGTCGCCCAGCTTGACCCCGTCGCCCAGCGTGACCCCGTCGCCCAGCGTGACGCGGTCGCCCAGCGTGACGCGGTCGCCCAGCTTGACCCCGTCGCCCAGCTTGACCCCGTCGCCCAGCGTGACCCCCTCGCCCAGCTTGACGCGGTCGCCCAGCTTGACCCAGTTGCCCAGCTTGACCCCGTCGCCCAGCTTGACGCGGTCGCCCAGCTTGACGCGGTCGAGAAGCGGCCGGAGCGCATTGAGAGAATCGGCCGCGGCCCACAGTGTGCCATCAAGATGGTAGACTTTCACTTCAATCTGCACACGATAGCTCATTCCATCGCGTCCGGTTCGTCTTCACCCGCCCCACTTGGCTCCGGCTCGCAGCAATCCTCGCAGCCTGGACAGGCTATCTCGCCGCTGTTTGGACAAGCGGCGCAGACGCAGAGATCACCGCCACAGCCTTCGCACCGCAAGATTCTTGTTCCGGCACATGATAGCTCCCATGTACAGATGCAAGTGTCGTTCATTCCATCGCCTCCGGTATTTCGCGGTGGAACCGCTCATCTCTGTGCGCCGTCATCGCCAGCGCGCCGACGGATCGCGCCTTGCGGAAGATCCGCGTCCTCCACGCCTCTTGCGCTTCGGGCGTGTGAGACGGATCGAGCCACGCCTCGAAGAAGGACTGCGCCATGTCGACGCCCGCGTCGATGTAGCACCTCGGGCCGCGGAGGTCGTGATGGTTCCACCACTCCGCCAAGGTGAAATCTCGGAGACGCGGGTTTGCTTCCAGCTTGATTCCGCCCAACGCGCCGTGGAACATCGCGATCTCTGTATCACGGCACGTCCACCGTGACACCCGTTGCGCCGTGAGTCGCGAGATCACGCCGTTCTGTCGCATCCGGGCAAACGCCGTGGTGATATGTTCCCATGCGATCTCCCACTCCGCGCACTCGTCATCCGTGAACGTGCCGAACATCGAGCGCGGGTCCACGACGAAGTTCTCGAAGTGCGACCCGTCCACGAGACCCTCCCCGAGAGGCCCGTACTTGCGCAGGAACGCGCGGTGGGTGCGACAGAACGCCTGCGCCGTCGCCTTGCCCATCTTCGGCAGATTCCAGCCTGGCCAGCCTACGCGGGCCGTCTGGAGCCCCTTCTCCTGCAGCGCCGAGGAATAGGCGGCGTCGAGATTCCACTCCAGGTCGGCTTCGGTGAGGTCCTTGAAGCGCGGATGATCCGGCGGCGCACAGATGTCGGGGAGTGCGAGCTTGAGGCGCACCTGATCCGGTGCGCGCTGCTTCATCTCCCGCAAGTCCTCGATGCGATGCCAGCCGACGAGGGCAAGCGGAAACTGCGCCGCCGCGTCCTTCTCTGCTTCGTTGAGCTTGCCGTAGGGCGGCATGTAGATCGCACCTCGGTTCATGGCGTCGCCTCGCGCGGGCCAGGACGGAAACCTGCGAACGCTCCGTCCTCGACCACGATCTCGTCAAGCGTCCCGTCGGAGTCGTAGTACAGTAATCGCCGGCCAGGGGGCAGGAGCCCACGACGCACGAGACCGGCAACCACTTCCTCAGCCGCATTGGTCACAGTCGGATGCAGGTCCCAAGGCCCAACGTCGCGGATGATTAGCGGCTTCTTCTGCAAGTAGTCGTCCTCGATGATGGAGTATTGCGCCTGTCTCACGTCTCCCCCTCCTTCTTCGCCTTCTCGATCTCCACGATCTGAAGCCCGTGCGCCGTCAGCGCGGGGAGAAAGTAGTCGCGCATCCAGGTCTTTGTACCGGCGTCTCCGCGCTTTTGGAAGCCCGCATCCGCGTCATGGATCGCGCACCAGATCTTACGCTCAAGGTCGGTCATCGCTTCTCCTCCCATCCCTTCGCAGCGCGCCGCGCTCCGACGAGATTCTTTCGCACGCGGTCGTACTCCTTCCGCGTCGCAAGCGGTGGATCGTGACGTCGCTTGAGCCGAAGGATTCGGAAGTACGCCTCGAGTTTCTTCGCTCGCATGAGCAGATCTTCCTTCGTCATGGAGACTCCTTTCCAGCCTGGCCCGGCATGTCCCCCTCCTTCTCTTCGTCGATCTCGTCCAATCTAGGATAAACCGTTTGCGCTGTCAAGGGTTTATTTTCGGGCAAAGAGAGAGCCCCCGGGCGGGCTGTCCGGGGGCCTCTCGGCCGGGCGGGTGGAAGAGTCGATGGGAGTCGACTGCGGGCATCGTACCGGCAGGCCGCCCGGCTGTCAACCGGGAAAGGAAGAGGGGACCTCCTCGAAAGGCCCCCCCCTGCGCCTCTACCCTGATCGGGCCCGGGAGATCATCAACCCGTCCCGCTGACCCCACGGAGCGCAGCGATCGCAGCCGGGAAATCGGCCGCCTCGTCGATGATCCGGTCCAGCTCCGCTTCGGTGATCCGGACGATGCCGTCGGAGTCCGGAGCGATCGCAGCCTCGAGCGCCGCGACGAACTCCTGCGCCTCCTTGAGGACGATCTTCACGGCCTCGAGGCGTTCACCGATGGGGACCGCGGCATCCGCGACGTTGACCTTGCCGCCGCTCCAGATCGAGATGAACGGGGCGAGGATGTTGAAGACTCCGGCGATTTTCTTAAGCGTTCCGATGAGACTCATGGGACGTTTCTCCTTTCGATCGAGTTCAGATCAGCCTCCGAATCCCGATCAGTCTATCACTCGCGAAGCGTGCGACGGAAACGGAATCAGATTGGTTGCCTCCAAGCACCATGATGCCACCGCCCTCCTGCCCCGCGTAGAGGCCGACATGCCCGGGTGCATCGAGCACCTCGGGACCAGGCGCTCCGGCCATGTTGCGCAGGATCACGACGTCGAATCCCACGCGAGCGTCTGCGAGGCCGATGCTTTTGCCGACGGTCAGCCACGAACGCGCGGTCAACGACTTCGAGCGCGGGAGTCGGATCAGCCACGCGATGAAATTGACGAACGCCGAACACCACGGCACTTCATCCGCCACCGGCCACGAATCGTCGAGTTGAAGCATCGCGAGAATCAGCGGGTGGTGTTTCGTCCCTGGAACCTCGCGCACTCCTACGAAGCGCTCCGCGATCGAGAACGCAGTCGATGGAATGAACGGCAATGCCGATGTGGTCGACGTCTCCCTGAAGATGTTGATGGACGGCAATCTGAATCTCCTCCACGTCGTCATGGGATTAACCTCGCGACGTTCTCTAACAATTTCCGAATCATCGTTCGATCTTTCTCTCCAAGTGGTTGCGGGGGTCCCATCGCCCCGCTGTCAACAAGTTGATTCTCGGCGACGATGCGCTCGAGGCGTGCGATCCGTTCTCCTCGCAGATGATAGTCCTGTGCGGCATCGAACAGGATGGGCGCGAGAAGCGGGAGGAGCTTGAGTGCGGTCCGCCTAGTAAGGCGAAGCCGAATCGTGAAGCTCCCCCCCTCAGTCGACCCGGTCCCCATGTCCTGACCCCACCGAGGCGACGCTCACGCCGAGGAGGATGAACAGAACCGCGGTGTAGAGCGCCATCCCCGTCGCTAAGCCTTCGACGTAGCCGGACAGGATCGGGAGTCCGGCTATGATCCCACAGAGCGCGACGACGCCGACACCGCAGGCTATGGTGACAATCCATCGCCAGGGTTTGCGGAACATCCAACAGATCCCCGAGGCGCCCACACACAGGAACCCGAAGCCCGTCAGAGGGCTTGGTTGCCCTCTGACGACGTATGGCAGATCTTGAAAGTCTGCATGGGTGACGAGACGGACGAGACCGCCGCCGCCGGGCTGAAAAGAGTCGATGACGAGACCGATGAGCCCGAAGGATGCCGCCGCCCCAACAAACTCGGACCATTCCCCGAGACCGTCCCCTGCGGCGACATAGACCACGATCCCAGAGAGGACGAAGCCCACGGCGGTCATCGGGAGAGTCGGGGTCATGCTGGGATGAGGAGATCGCAGAAACCCCATACCGACGACCCATCCTCCGATGAGAATTGCGAGACCGGCGAGGGAGACGGCGATCGGGACGAACTTCATGCTCGCGAGACCAGATTTATGATCCATGTCAGCAATGCCGTGAATCCGCCGATGACGATGGCGATGACACCACCGACGACGGCGCGACGGATCGTGCGCATCGACTCCTCAAGACCCTCGACGCGAGTCTCAAGTCGAATGAGGATATCATGATCGCTTCGGTTATCGATTGCCATCCTCTCATTTCTCCCTCCGTCTCCCGTCTGCCAGAACGAAGAGTCGGCAACTCTACGCCTTTCGTGTCGCAAGCAACGTGATCGCCACGTCTGCAAGCGTCGAATCCTGCGGCGTCGGTGCGACGACGGTCACGACGTCTCCGGCGATGACATCCGCTGCGCCGATCGAATCCAAGGCGAACGTGATCGTCGATCCGTCGAACGTGACGGTCCCGATCTCCACGCCGTTGACGCGAACCGAAAAGACCGCGGCGGCCGTCTGCCGGTTGGATGATTCACGACGTCGACTTGGTCACCTCTGCCCCATCCATCTTGATGATACCGCGCTGAGGCGTATTGAGTTTCGCGGTCGACAGGAGGATCTGTACGTCGTACTCGTAGGCCGTGGTCGCGAGCAAGGCAGTGTCATCGTTCGTCAGGTCGAACCGCAGCACGCCGGTCCCATCCGCGCCCGTGTCCTCGATTTGCCCTGTCCCTGGAACGTCGGACGACGTGATCTCCTTTTGCAGGACGGCGGCTGCGTCGAGATCCGCGATCTCATCCTTGATGGTGAGCCACGCGGCGGAGATCGTCGCTGGGAGAGACGTGATCGTGACGCGGATTTCGAGATCATCCCCCGCAACACGTCCGATGCCGAGACGTTTGTTCAGGACTGCCATTTATCTAGATCTCCTCTTGCTCAGAGTATACCACGACCGAGGCATCGATACCAGCGAAAGCCGTGGTGTCTGTTTCAGCCGCATCGTAGGCGAGGGTTGAAGAGTCGACCGCCGCGAAGTGGCATTCCGAGGCCTCGATGCCATCGAAGACGACAACGCTTGTATCGATCGCGTAGGCGGCACCCGTGACCGCAGCCGTGATGGTGAGAGATCCCGCGCCGGACAAGGAGGCAGACGCCACGAGGTCGAGCCGGGCGGATGCCGTCAACGTTCCGAAGCCCTCGACGCTTGCGGACGCCCCGAGCGTCAGCGTGGCCGAGATCGTCAGCGTGCCGGCCGCGGTGAGGGACGCAGCGCCCAGGATCCCCACCTGCGCAGAAGCCGTCAACGTCCCCACAGCCGACAGCGAGCCCGAACCCGTGACGGACACCACAGCCGAAGCCGACAGCGTCCCGGTCGCTTCGAGAATCGCGGAGCCTCGAACCGCAACCGTCCCCGAGGCTGCTAACGTTCCTGCGGCTGACAGCGATGCCGCGCCACGGGCCGCAACTTCCCCGGATACATCGAGCGTCCCCGACGCCGTCAGTGAGGCGCTGCCCTCTACGCTGCCTGCCGTGACCGTCCCGGAAACGGACAGCGTGCCGGCCGCTGAAAGCGATGCCGCGCCAGTAACCTCGTCCGCCCATGTGACCCTTAGCTGGCACAGGACCTTCCCTGAGTTGAAATTAACGGACCACGTCGAACCCGAGTGCGTCGAGAAATCGTCGATCTTGAGATCCGTGTCTCCGGTCTTCGAGACGACGGTGTCAGGGTCGACGCCTTCGCTGTCGAGCATGAACCAGACGCTCGTCTGATACGGGTCGCTCTCGTCCACATGAACGAGTGTCCCGCCGTTGTAGTCGGCGGCGCTTGCGTCGAGTGTTGCACCGATCCACGTGCCGAGATAGAAGTTGGCTTTCGGGTTATCGGGCGGCGCCTCGGTGCCGATGACCATGAAGAACTCGACCTTGAGGATCGTGATTGAATCGCCCAGCGATGACGTATCGAAGCTGAAGAAGGCGCGTTTTTCGTGCGACGTCGCTGTATTCCGGTCGATCTTGCAGTTGAGCGCGCCAGTTCCGACTGTGTAACTGCTCGGAGGGGTTAATCCTACAAATCCGCTCTTACCGGAAGTGAACCCGAATGTCTGCTGTGCCATCGATCAAACCTCATGCTCGAAGTCTCGGCACAACTGAGGTCTCACCGAGTAGATCGTGCAGAGCCGCGTCTCCAGATCGAAGAAACCGCAATAGTGCCGAAGCATGTCGATCTCCGGATCGCGCACCCGAACGTCCGCAGTGAAGCGTCCGGCGTTCGTTATGCGGAAACCTTCCTCCGTTCCCGTGAACGCGATAATGTCCGCGGCTTCCTCATCGGACACCGGGACCGGAGGACAGCAGACGCCACCGCACCAACACGGCGTCGCCATGTTCTTACGCGAGCGTGCAGTCCAGATCGCCGACCGGAATCGAGAACGTGGAACCGTCTTCGACGACCTTCGACGCGGTGAGCGCGCCGTGCCACAGGAGGTTCCCGACGGTCAGAGCATCGAAAATGCCGATGTGCGTGACGGTTCCCCAAGCCGCGGTCGCCTGCGCGAACGTGATGGCGTGCGTATTCGTGATGAGACCCCCCGTGGCCGTGCAGGCATCCCATGTCGGGGATGCGCCGCCGGTCGGATTCACGAGTACCCGGGCATAACTTCCACCCGAGACTTCCGTCCCCCCGCCGGCGTCCGACGGCGCAGCCGTGAACAGAGCGATGTACGTCGCAGGCGCCGTGAACGCGACACCGTTGAACGTCAACTGCTGGAGTTTTACCTCCAAATAATCCGAGATCGCGGCCATGATCTGTCTTCTCCTCTCCTATTGGAATTTGATGACGACAAACCAGAAATCGGTCCCTGCCGCTGGACCAGAAGCACCTGAAAGCGTGAATGTAACGGAATCCACAACGCAATCGATGAACTCGAAGTATCCGGCTGCCCCCGCATCGTCGACCCACCACGCACCGGCTCTCATCGTTGTGTCGACGCCGCTCACCGCAAGAGTATAGAACGCCGGTGTCCCGGTCGGCCATTGCGCCTTCCCGAACCGCGGGAATGCCGCGCTCGACCACGTGTGGTCTCCGGTCCATGCGAAGTCGTCGGACTTGATGATCTGTGATGCGGCGATTGCCGACGATGCGACCTTCCCGGTTCCTGCTTGGATCGCGTTCGTCGCTAGTTGCAGATTCCCGACCGCCCCCGTGTCGATCTTCGCTGCCGGGATCGAGTAATCCGAGAGCTTCGTCGATGCGTCGATCGTTTCGTTTTCGATCAGCGCCCCGGTGATGGACAGAAGTTGCAACCGGTTGCCAGGGAAGAATCGCGTCGGAACCATTCGCAGAACGAGCGACGAATCCTTGAACGCGGTCGAGGGAATCGACGTGTCCCCGTAGGCCGCCTGATTCGCGACGTAGCCCGCAGGGGCCGTCTTGTCGCCCGCACGGAAATGCTCGGGATAATCGAGTTGCGCATCGGCCCCCACCGTGTCCCACAAGTCATAAATCCCGGGCGCCACGTTGTCCCATGTCCACATGCCGAACGTCTCGGATGTGTCGGCCCAAACGTTCCGCTCCTCGTAACTTGTCGCGACGATGTAGTCCGCGGCGGCCGGGATTGCAATCCCGGCGTCGATCAACACGATCCCGTTAGCCGTCGAATCGTAGGGACTCCCGGTCGCGTCGCGCCCGTAGAAATGCATCCGCTCTGTCGTCTGCTGGAACGTCAGATCAGCCGACAACGTGCCGACGAGCGCCGCCATTCCGAGAACTATGAGAATCAATCGCCTCATGGGATCTCGCCTCCACCACCCCCGCCGCCCGCGTCCGTCGTTGCGGGTGTGAGGGATCTGAGCTTCACCTTAGTCGAACCGTCGGCGACGCGTAGCCGCATCGACGCGACGAGAAAATCCACCTCGTTCGCCGTCTCATCCGGGACCG